GGCGTCGAGCCGATGACCGGCTATGTGATGAACGGCTATGTGTTTGAGTGCCACGGCTGCGGTGAGCGCGGGGAGTGGGAGTAGAAGCTTATTAACTCGGCAAACCAGAAAGAGGGAACTGGTATGCAATACAAGATAGAGGCTGCCACAAAGCAGTTACGGCCGCTCAGGGGCAGTCAGGATCAGGAAACGCTTTACACCGGGCTTAAGATCAACGGCAACTGGGTCAACATCAAAGGCGATCATCGAAACCTGTACAACAAGGTTGTCGAGCTTGAGATCGACGGCAGTATCGCAACATTCACCCATCCGCAGACGCCGCCGCAACCGGCACAGAGGCCGCCGGCGCCGCCGCTGCCTAGTCAGAACGGCCACACGCCCCGCTGGGCGACACGCGACGATGCGGTGGACGCTTATATTTTTTATGCCACTCAGGTGAGCAAGTACTTGGCCGATCCTCTGGCGATTGCCCGCGCGGCGAACTGCTTGGCGATGTTAGAGGCGCAGGGCGAGATCAATCCGGTTCATACGGCAAAGGACGGTGACGGCCATGCTGATTGAAGCGGTTGAAAATTACTATAGAGAGCTTTCCGCAGAGCGAAACTCAAAGCCGCAGAACTGGCACCGTGCCTCTAGCCTCGGCTACTGCCCCCGACGGCTCGGCTATCAGAAGCTTGGCGTTGTGGGCGATCCGCTTACGCCTCGGCGGCTATCTATCTTTCATCACGGCGATGCGATCGATCTAGCAATAAAGCAGGATCTTTATCACGCGCTTAAGGGCGAGATTATCACGGCTAATCACCGGGGCAGTGTCGAGATCGAGGGGGTCGAGATCAGCGGGGAGTGCGATGGGTTTTTTCATATTGACGGCCGTTACGGGGTAGTGGACGGCAAGACCATGTCGGATTTTGGTTTCGAGCGCGCGTTAAACGGACAGATTGAGGAAAGCTATCAGGTTCAAGGCTGGGTCTACTCGCAGATTTACGGTGTCGATTTGGTGGTTTTCTACTGCTACCGAAAGGAAACCAGCCATATTGTCGAAGTCATTTTCGATGCCCGCGTGCCCGAGACAATTATTACCCGGCGCTTTGGCGGCGATGAGCGGGAGATAGCGACTAAAGACCCGCTGTTAATTGCCGAAGTGAGGACGCCTTTTTCACCGGGGATAGAAGCTAAAGCGCGGGCTACGGTTGTGGCGGTAAACGCTGTTACCTGCGAGGCCGATTTACCGGGGCGTATAGAGAAAAACGACCGGGGCGAGCCGATTATTCAAGCCGAGACTGTCAAGGTACAGGGCGCCGGCGGTGCCGATGCTTATCAAGATGCCAACCCCGGCCACATAAACACGGGCAAGGCCGGGAGCTGGTACACGTTTGAAACCGGGCGCAGGATTGCCGGCTTTCCGTGCTCTTATTGTCCGTTTATCCGCCGCTGCCGCAGCGCGGTGCTGGAAGTGAAAGGCGGCAAGCCGGTCTGGCTGGTAAACGGGAAAGAGGGGTTATTTTCTGGTGACACGCAACAGGAAGTTACAGCGGGAGCCTTAGGGTAAACAACCAAGCGCACTCGAAAAAGGGCCGTCGGCACCCTCTCCGGCGGTCCCTGGCTCCTGGGGGGGAGCAAAGAAATGCCGACGATAACCAGATGGTTCAACGTGTCGCACGATATCAACGCCGATCCGGAAATGTGGGAACTGCGCGAGACTTTCGGCGATCGCGCCGGTTTTGTTTGGCTAGAATGCCTTAGTATTGCCGATAGAAATAGCGGAAAAATCGGCCCGAACAACCAACATTTATGGCGGATACTTGCCACTAAGTGCAGACTTAGAGCCAACAAAGTAGCAACTATCATGGAACTTTGTGCCAACAAAGGTTGGACTAAGTTAGATGATGGTGGGTGTCTGCACGTAGCTAAATGGGCGAAATATAATAAGACTCGGGTAGCTAATAATTCCCCCTCCTATCCTAACCATCCTAACCTACCTAACCATACAACCTTAAAGACCCCTATAGCCCCCAAAGGGGGCGAGTCGATAGATACCGGGTTTGAAAAGTTTTGGACTAATTACCCTCGGAAGGTCGGCAAAGGTGCTGCTTATCGCGCCTGGTGCAAAGAGGCGAAACTTTGTAGCGCCGTGCAAGAGCAAATATTCGCAGCGCTCGGGTGGCAGAAAAATCAAGAGCAGTGGACTAAAGAACGCGGGCGTTTTATTCCGCACCCGGCCACATGGCTCAATCAACGCCGCTGGCTTGATGAAAAAGCTGATCAACCGGAGAGACAACTTAGTGAAAGAACGCTCAGGATTTTGAAAAGGGGGCTATAAATGAATCGTGAGTTTTTCAATCGTCAGTTTGCCGCTCTGGTGAATGCTTATGCTATGGCACAGAAAATATCGGATGAATCGCAGGACGTTTACTGGGAAATGCTCAAGGACATACCAGATGAAAAGTTTGCGCACGGCGTGCAGGAGTGTTTAGCCGGTAGTAAATTTTTTCCTACTATCGCTGAACTGGGCGAAGCGGCGATGCCGCCGGTTAGAGACTACAAAGCGCCGTTGCCGCCTGTAGATAAGCCGTTCAAAATGCTCAACTGGCGTGAACAGATACAGCGGGAAAAAGAACAAAAGGAAATAGCAGATTTGCGGCAGTTACAAAAAAGACTCCCGCCGAGCACGGATGGTGCCGGGCGATCGTAGGTAGGCTACTTGTTTACAAGTCTGTTGATAATTATTATAGGCTTGGCGCGCATAGCGGCGGGAGTGCCGGATACCGTAAGGCCTACAACCTTGGAAAAACAGGCCCGGCCCCGCCGCTTATTTCCTTTCCTATCACCGGCCTCGGCTTTCTCAAACTGCCAATTTTACTATTTTCGTGTAGCAAAATGGACTACAACAAGCATAATGCCGGTGCCGCTGATGCGCGTAGCGTGCCCCAATGGGCTTAAATCCGAGAATAGGCGGCTTAAATGAGTGAGAAGGGACCTCCGGCCCACTCAGCCGGCTTCATGCTTGACGGCATAACTTGCCCGTGCTGCGGGGCTGCGGCCAAGAACAGGGGCGTATGCCGGGCAACGTACGCAATGGCGCGGCGCATGGTACGGGCGGGCAAGGTAACGTGGCGGGAGCTAGAGCGGCGCGGGGTAGTGCTTGAGTCACGACAAGGGCAGCATAAGTATTCTATGGCGGAGCGGCGTAGGGAATACCTGAGGTTAAGCTTATGAGCGATGAGTTAAAGACTAGATGGTGGCCATATCTGGAGGCGGACAAAAAGGCGGCTGCTGAGATAGCCAAGCTCAAGGCCGAGATAGAAAAGCTCAATGCCGAGTTGGAAGCGGCGCGTAATGACTTGTATGATGCGCTGGATTTGAAGGCAGGTCATGGGCCTACCGTGTTGACTAGACTAGTGCGAGAGCGCGACGAGATCAGAGCAGAATTGGAGCAAGCACGCAAGCAATTATGGCAGGCGCAAGTGACCATCAAGCGGCTAGAGCGATGAACGAAGCGCCGCGAACGAAGGTCGATTCTGTTCACCAGCAAGCGATGCGCGATCTTCTCGTGAAGCTTCTTCGTATCTATAGACTCACGTCCCTTGTCCTGTTAGCCAGCGCCATTGCCGCATTGGCTTTATTGGCCTGGATTTGCGTGGATCTTCTAGGCGTTACGCTATGAGGCGCAAGCTAACCACACCGCGCAGCCAGGTCAGATCGGCACTGCGCCGCTTATGGCTTCGTAGCCGCGAGCGCCAGGCCGCACTGAAGCGCGACCGTTACACATGCCAGGGGTGCAGAGTAAAGCAGTCACGCGCCAAAGGTAGAGAAGTCAAGGTAGAAGTACACCATGTCGAGGGGGTTTTGAACTGGGAGTTGATGCTCGATTACGTCTATCGTCATTTGCTCTGCGATCCTAAGCATTTAGAGACATTGTGCAAAGAGTGCCATGAAAAAGAAACGGGAAGGGGGTGAAAAGAAATGAATATGCTAAAAGCATTTAGTCTAGCCGCTATCCTGACGCTGATACTCGATTCAGGCCTGTATCAGGTCGCAGCCCGCACTCAGCCGTGGGTAGGCGGCTATTATGACACAGAGCAGTGGGCGTGTGTTTACTGGATAGCCGGCATGCCGATTATCATCCCGTGCTGAGTTGCCGAAGCTCCCGCGAACGGAGGAAATGGCGAAAATGCAGCGAGAATGTCATCACATGTTTAGCTATCCGTACCAGCTGCCGGAGTGCCCGCCGGACAATCTTTGCACGCTTTGCGGCAATATCACCTATAGGGAGTGGATAGAAGGGTCATGGAAGCCGGAAAAGAAGGACTGGGCAAGGATTTACGCGGTAATGGATAAAAAAGGAAAAGGCTAGGGACTTGGGATAGTTGATGACATAAAGCGCACTCAAAGCAACTTCGATAAAGACTACGGCGGCATACGGAACTGGAAGTTTCTAAACTTCAACGGCAGCGAAGATCCCGAGCCGCGTGAATTTAGGCCGGTAGAAAAACTGTTTATTGCCGTGCTCATGGATGCGATTAACACGCTAAAGAACGGCCCCACTCAGCGTAGTAGTGCGCGCTGCTGCCACAACACCGAGCGCTGGCTCATGTCCAACAAGGCGGATTACTGTTTTAGTTTCACAGCAATCTGTGAATATTTCGGCTGGGCGCCAAGTTACGTGAGAAAGAGCATTATCGAGTACTTGCGGCTCAATCAGCAGAGCGGCCCCCGCGTATGGCCGCGAACGAAGGCACGGCGGCGGCAGGTGAGGAAAGGGTGGAAGGTGGCTAAATCCTAAGTGTAGCGTTTTTCTGTTTTATAAACCCCAGCGGTTGTGATATTGCTGTGTAGCAATTAGCAAACGGCAAACCCTTAATTTCATCGGAAAATCAACCAAATTGCCGACTAAACTATTTGAACCAGGAAATAAGTTAGCCAAAGGCGGCAAGCGTGAAGGGGCAGGGCGCCCGACTAATGAGCAGAAAGAAGAGCTATTAACCTTAGCGCAGGCAATCGAGCGCGAGGGGCAGCGCCGTGCGGCCAGGCTTGCACACCGTTACTATGAAATGGCTGAACAAGATCCGGCCACTATGCGTCATGTGGTCGACGGCACGAGGGTAAGAAATGGCGCAGAGCCCACTGCAATCATCCACCAGTTCATCCAATTCACAAGTAATCAGAATACCTTACAATTACCTGCCGAGACCGTATCAGCTCCCGTTCTGGTTAGCGATGAACGAGGGCAAGACAAGGGCAGTGAAGTGCTGGCATCGGAGATCGGGGAAAGACACGACGGACTTGAATTTCACAGTTTCACGAATGTTTCCAGAAAACGGGGGCCGTAGGGGTGTTTACTACCACCTGTTCCCGACATATGCCCAAGGCCGAAAAGTCATGTGGGATGGCATAGATGAGCGTGGTTTTAGGGTAATGGATCACTTTCCCGGCTTTAGCGCCAGACAGCACCCCTCGGGTATTGTAGCACGCAAGAACGAGACAGAGTTACGGGTAGAACTCACTAATGGCAGCACGTATCAGATTATTGGCACCGATAACATAGACAGTATTAGGGGAACGAATCCAGTAGGTTGCGTGTTTTCTGAGTATAGCCTGCAAGACCCCCAGGCATGGGACGTTCTAAGCCCGATACTGCTGCAAAACGGCGGCTGGGCGCTGTTTAACTTCACCCCTCGCGGCCACAACCATGCCGAGGGGCTTTACCGGATGGCCAAGAACGACCCGGCTTGGTACTGCTCACGCTTTACCGTGGATGATACCAAGGACGATAACGGCAAGCCTGTTATAACTCGTGAGCAGATAGAGTCGGAGCGCCGCCGCCTGATAGCCCAGGGCAAGTCGGAAAGCGATGCCGAAACCTTCCTACAGCAGGAATATTATTGCAGTTTTGAAGGCTACCTCGAGGGCAGCTATTACAGCGAGCAGCTACGCGCTGCACGTGCTCAGGGCCGTATCAGCCGTGTACCGTGGCGAACGAATGAGCCGGTGTATACGTTCTGGGATATCGGCGTGGGCGACAGCACAGCTATATGGTTCGGCCAGCGCTATAAGCACTTGATGTTATTCGTTGACTACTACGAGGACCACGGCAAGCAGCTCGGGCATTACGCCAAGATATTACATGAAAAACCGTATACTTACAGTGGCCACTACTGGCCGCACGACGGCAAGAACCGCGACTTCAGCGGCCGTGAAGGCGAGGACCGCAGGGATACCGGGCAGCGGCTAGGGGTGCGGCCTATCTATATCGTGCCACGGGGCGACATAGACGATGGCATAGACTCGGTACGCCGGCTATTCAGCCAGTGCTGGTTTGATGCCAAGGCATGCGCTAAGGGCCTGGATGCATTAGCTTCTTATCACAAAGAGTGGGACGAGGACCGCAAAGAGTTCAGACAGCGGCCGTTTCACGACTGGGCATCACACGGGGCGGACGCGTTTAGGACAATGGCCAAGTGCAGGTGGGATCTGCCGGTGCAGGATGACACACAGCACAGGCTACCGCCATCGGCGATGAGCGCATGACACGTCTAAACTACTGTTATGATTGCAGAAAGGCACATTGGGCGGCCGACTGCCCGAAGCGCAACCCGCCCAAAACCGTTACGCAGTCCGTAACGTTGCCCCCCGTGCAGACTGTAATGCAGCGTAACGGCAATACAATGCCAAGTAGCGAGAAACTAAACGAAACTTGGAAAAAGCGGCGTCACTGCCCTACTTGCAGGTGTCATCCGATGACTAATGCCGAGCGGCAGAGAGTCTACCGTGCGCGGCACAAGGCGGCTAATGGATCTTAAATGCTCTCGGCGTGACTGCGAAACGAGAATCAGAGGTGCACGATCTTTATCTTACCATCACGGGGCAGACCCCAGAACGTAGCGCGACTGATCGAGCACTATCGCTACACCGATGCCACGGCGCCTGTGTGCCTGTACCTGGATAGCGACGACAAGAGTTTGACTGAATACTGGCAACTGGACTTTCCTCCGTCCTGGGGCGTTACGATTAACGACAGAGCGCCTTATAACCCTGTCTGGCATATAAACAACCGCCACTTCAACGACTTTCCAGATGAGCCCTGGTATGGCCACATTAACGACGACATGGTGCCGCGGACTTATCACTGGGATCAGGAGTTAATCAAGACAGCCGGCAGCGATTTTATTGCCTACGGTGATGACATGCTGCAAGGAAAGCGCATGTGTACGTTCCCGGTAATAGGCGGCAATCTGGTAAGGCGCTTCGGCCGGCTCATGTTCGACGGCCTCAACATAGACTCAGCCTGGATGCTGCTCGGCTACAAGCACGGGCTGCTCCGCTACCGGCCCGACGTGCGGCTAGAGCACATGCACTGGACTGTCGACAAGGCGCCGTTTGACAGCACTTACGATGTTGACGAGGCGATACGGCAAGGCGGCAGCTGTGAGGCGCTGGAGGCGTTTATGCGCGAGTGGATATTACCGGATACACAGGAGGCGAGGCTATGACAATGGGGCGGGTATTCGTGCTTATCAGCGTGATCTGCTTTTTACTGGCGTTTATCGGTGCCGGGTTCGGCCTTAACGGCGGGCATGTGCACGGGAGCATGGGCTGGGGCGATCTGATAGCTTTAGGTCTATTCTTTTTTGCCGCCGCTTCACTTGTTTAGAGATTGTCGATGACTCCAGCCGTGCGAGATTCGATATTGGATAGTACCTGCTTTAATGCCGGTGAGTTCCGACCATTCGGCAATACAACGAGATTCACCGTCAACTGTTATCACTACGTTTGTGCGTTGGTTGCGGTTCTGTTGTTTCGGTGTAGCCCAGCGACAGTTGCCAGGCTCGTAATTTCCATTGGGGTTTGGATATCGGTCAAGCGACGTGCGTCCCTGTGGGCGACGGCCCATGTCTTGGAGAAACTTTCCAAAGTCGTTTTTCCATTCGTCGCACATAGTGATACCGCGTCCGCCGTAGTCTTTATAAGCCGGATTTGCTGGATTGAAACACCGCTCTTTAGCGTGCTGCCACGACTTGTATTCAGGAGTAGGATTTCCTGTGCAGTTAGCGTGCTTAGTCAGTGCTTCAGCAATCTTTTTAGCGCGATAACATCCACAGCTAAGAGTGAGGCCGCGCAGAAGATTCGTGGCATATACGATCTTTTCAGTCCCGCAAGCACAAAGACAAAGCCAGCGAGTTCTAGCCTTGTGGCCTTGGCCCGCATTGGTTGCGCGTTGCAAAATAGTCAAACGGCCGAAACTCAATCCAGTAAGATTTCTATGTGGCATTTGCAAAGTATAGCATAGGAAAAAAAGCTAATGGTACTTATTTTAATCGTTGTTCTGCTGGTGTTAGCGCTCGGCGGGCTACCTAACTGGGGCTATCACGATTACGGCTACGGCCCCTCGGGGCTGCTCGGCTTGGTGCTTATCGTGCTGCTGGTGCTGTTTCTGTTCGGGAGGCTATGAGAATGGACGAACAATTTGGCACTTGCACATGCTGCGGGCGTACTGACGTGCCGCTCTGCCCTAAATGCGGCAAGCAATGCCCGCACGGCTATGTGCCTGGCACATGGCTGCCTTGCGGGTGCGACGGTGAGTGGATCATGCAAATGAGGAAGCTGTTATATCCCGAAAAGGAAAATGAATGAAAAAGAAACCCGTTTCCCGCGCTTGGAATCAAGGTGAAACGCCGACTATCGCGGTATTCAATGCGGCTACGGTATCGCTGGGCGTGGATTTCAACAAGCTCGTAACAGCGCTGCAAAGCTACGTCGACAAGTACGTAGCGCCAAGGTGGGCATGTCCGGCCCATCTCGTATCATCAAACGACTTTATCAAAGGCGCATGGGCGGTGGCATTTCTCGATGATGCCGATGTGCAGGGGGCGTTGGCGTATCACGACGTGACGCCGGACGGCATGCCGTTAAGTAAAGTATTTGTCAAGACAACGCTTAAAAATCACGAGCTTGTATCGGTTGCCGCAAGCCACGAGCTGGCTGAAATGCTCGTAGACCCGGCCGTGCAGATGATGACAACCGGGCCCAACCTGCGGTTAACGTATGCGTACGAGGCATGTGATCCGGTGGAGGCGATATCATTCCCAGTAAACGGCATCCAGATGAGCGATTTTGTATTTCCGAGTTATTTTGAGGTGTTTCGCAAGGCAGGTAGTGTGCCGTTCGATCAGCTAGGCAAGATCCATAAGCCGTTTCAGTTACTGGCGGGCGGCTATCAGATTGTATTCAACGGCCGGCAATGGGCCGAAGTGTTCGGCTCGGCGGATAAGGCTAAGAAATTTGCCAAAGAGGACAGGCGCGGGCATAGGTCGGAGCAGCGCAAAAAGCAGGCTGAAATGGCGGCTATAGCGAGCGATACGGCGGTGGCATGAAGAAGGAATTTTGGCCGGGCACCCGTGTAATAGTTTATGACGAACGAGCTAAGCAGCGCTGTCCGGCTACGGTTGTTTGTTGGTACGGATACATCTCAAAGTATATGGAACGGGAATACGGTCGGAATGCTGCAATTTATCCGGATTGTATAGATGTAATTTTTGATCATCGGCCGGAAATATCTCATGGTCATTTTACTCCAGTTGAAACAGTAAGCGCATGAAAGAACAGTCAGACCCGATCGGCCAGGCCGTCACCGACTATATCAATATTCTGGAGGGCAAGACCCCTGCGGCCGAAGCACAGGTCAACGGCGAGCAGGAGCTAACAAACGAGCAGCGTCGGCGCGTGCCTTATATTATCGCCTTGTATAGAAAGCCCTGTTATCTCTGCGATAGCGAGCCGCCGTGTCATTATTTCCTGCCGTGGAAAACCGCCGACGCTGTAACGCCGTGGAAGATAACGGCAATATGCACAAGCTGCCGCACGCTGCCGGACGTGATCGAGCAGATTAAAGCCAGATTATGGGAGGAGTTGGAACATGGATAAGCTCAAGGCAGTACAGAAGGCGCACGAGACTAAAATGAAAAAGCAAATGAAGCCGCCGGCCGGCATGAAAGACGTGTGCAAGGGGCACGGCGCGGAGGAAAAGGGCGAGAATAAAAAGGGGAGCAAATGAACGAGGTAACAGAAAAGCGGGGAATCGAGCAGGATTATTACGAGCAGCTTGCCGATCTTGTTCAGCGCTTGGCCTATCCCGAAAAATACGCGGCTGATTATAACCAGTGGTTTAGCGGCGACGGTCCGGCGGAGGTTTATTTTTGCGAACTATCAAAGAAGGCCAGGACGATTTTGGAGGATGTATAGCATGGGACTAATGAAACCAAAGCCGCAGGGCAAAGGTATCGTGGCGGCGCTCGGTCAAAAAGGCACAACCGGCAACTTCAAGAAGATAGAGGCGGCCAAGGGTAAAGGGGCTGCTGTTGCGGCTTTACAAAATAAACTAGCCAAGCGCCGGGGCAAGCCGGTGCCGTACTAAACAGTGAGCGAGCACGTCCGCATAATCGACATACCGGCCGGGCATGTGCGCGAAGTGGACCGGGATTACTACGAGTCGAACTACACGCGGTTAAACCAAAACGGTGAGCAGGTGCCGATGGGCGAAACGCCTTACATAGTCGTGCGCAACAGTGACAGCAAGGTATTCAAGCTGGCCGGGTTTGTGCCGTACGGCTGGAAGTCTAAAGACTGCGTGTATCTGGAGGAATTATGAAAAAGAAACCAAAGCAGCCACACACTACGCCGCCAAAGGGTAAGTTTATCGATGAGAATTACGGCGGCAAGGGCGACAGCAGCCATATCGTGAGTGACAAGCAGCAGCAGGACGGTGAGCAGAGTTATGACAACGAAGGGCCGTTCGGGATCGGGATGAGCAAGGGGAAATAGATTGACCTGGCCAGAATACACCCGGCTATACGGCAAGCACAGCAACATCCCTGACTGCTGCATTGAAGCTTTCATTGCCGGCGAAACAGTGGTCGACTATTCGCTTGATTACGGCCGGTGCAAAGCCTGTAAAGCAGCAGATCGTAAAACTGAAATTCATTTCTGTACGGTCGAATGCATCCCATTTTTAGAGTCAATCGGGTTAGACCCGCTAAAGTTTTCGTTTAAAAAGGAAAGTAAAAGTGAAGTGCAGTCGGCTTGCCTGTGAGAGAGAAGCAGAGAAGCGACACAGCGCGACGATGATGTACTGCCGCCGCTGCTACAGAATAATGAAAATTCTTGACTATTGCCGCTTCTCGTATCCTGAGCGCCACACGACGTGGAAAGAGATAGCGTCTTTATGGGATGAGGCAGAAGCTAATGGGCAATGTCCGCACTGTTCCAACCCAATGATACTTTATCCAGAGAGCCGACGCAGGAGAGGGATAGCAACCATTCAACACTACGACGACGGAAGGCTTGGAATAATCTGCTTTACTTGCAATTTGGCACACTCAAAGTCCCAACTACGCGATAAGCTTTTCGAGTTACCGCAAGGGCACAAGTTCTGTCCAGACTGTCAAACGGTAAAACCAAAATCTGAGTTTCATACAACCCGCAGGGATCTTAACGGCCACGTTACTTACTGCAAACCTTGTCAAAATGCTCGTAACCGAGCGATTAAACAGCGCAGGAGGGTGGGACAACGCCCCTATACAACAACCCTAGCCAATTAGCCTCATTACAATCTAATCGCAAGTTCAGCGGCGACAATGCAGCCACGCAAAACGCGGCGGCAAGCGACGCCAAGCGCGATCTGGCTAACTTTATCGCCAAAATCAAGCTCGATATCGACGCATGCTGGAAAGTAACCGAGCCGTGGCGGCTTGCGGCAGATGAATCTTACCGGTTTGTCGAAAATGATCAGTGGGATTCAAAGGATGCGGCGTATATGCAGCAGCCGCCGGCCCGCCCGATGCTGACTTTCAACGATGTGTTGCCGATTATCCGCATTTTATCCGGCATAGAGCGGCAAAAAGCGGAAAGTTTCAAGGTAAAGCCTAGAGAAGGCGGCGATATCGACTCGGCACAGGTCTTAACGGAGCTAATGGGGTACGTAGATGACGATAACTTGGGTTACTATCAACGGATTCGTAAAAGCAATGACGTTAACATTACCGGCCGCGGGTACATCAAGACAGATATCAGCTACGACGAGAACGTTAACGGCGATATCATCCTCAAACGACGTAATCCACTCACAATCTTTAACGATCCGATGGCCGACGAATGGGACGGAACCGATCGGCGATGGGTCGCCGAGGGCGAATGGGTAACTGAGGACGAGGCGAAGGAACTCTGGCCGGAGTTTGAGGATCAGATCAAGATCGGCGACTGGCTGAGCGGCAATCAGGGCATGATGGCATCGGAATTAGTCGGCGACCGCATTAACTCCAAGATATTTCTGGATGCGGCGACCAAGCGCGTGCGGATATTCGACTACTGGTACAAGAAAACCGAGCCGGTGATGCTCGCTATCAACATGGACACCGGCGATACCAAGGCGGTAGACGAGAATTTCACGCAAGATTACCAGATGATGGACCCGGCAACGCAGCAGGCGCTCAAATTTACCAGACGCAAGGTGACAACTATCAGAGTTGCCACGATTATGAACTGGATATTGATGCGCGACGATTTATCCCCGTTTCCGCACCGTTACTTTCCCATCACGCCGTATGTCGGGCTTCAGTACAATAACGAGCCGTGGGGGATAGTGCAGTATCTAAAAGACCCGCAGCGGCTAGCCAACAAAGGCGTATCGCAGGCGCTTAATCACCTTAACCGCTCGGCCAATTCCGGCTGGCTCAATCACTCTACACGCGGCGCATCGAGCACGGTGCTTGAGAAGTTCGGCAGCGTTCCAGGGATTGTGATCAATTACCAGGAGGAGCCGCCGAGACAGATCGACCCCACGCCACTCAGTCAAGGGCACGTCGGCATGATTCAGTTTGCCAAGGACCAGATCAAGTCCACTAGCTTAGTCAATGCCGAAATACAGGGCATAGCATCCGAGGGCTACAAGGCAACCTCAGGCAAGGCGATACAGGCACGCCAGCAAGGCGGGCTGGTCGGCAATGAGGACTTATTCGACAATCAGCTGTTAGGCGACAAGATAGTCGGAATGCAGTTGATCCCGATGATTCAGCAGATATTTACCCCTAGCCGCGTTGAGCGGATCGTAGCCGATCGCGCCGACATGGCAACTAGCAACATGGCGGCACTGTTTTCAAAGCGCAAATCTGAAATGCCGGTAATTATCGACCGCGCGCTAAAGGGCGAGTACGATTATATCATCGACCGTGCCGGCGGCGGGCTATCGGCACGCGAGCAGATGGCCGATAGGCTCGAGCGCATTACCGAGAAATGGGCGCAATACGGGCAGGTGCCGGTATCGCTTATCATGGCAACGCTCAAATACTTGGATCTGCCTAGCGCGGATGTCGAGGCAATCAAGAATGAAGTCATGCAGCAGGCGCAAATGATGCAGATGGCACAGGCGCAGCAGATGGGCGCGGTTCCTACTAACGGCGCCGTGCCGCCGCAAGGGCTGGGGCCGAACGGACAATAACAAGGAGTTTTTATGGCAATAGAGCTAGAGGAAAAACCAGCAGCGCCGGCACCTGAGAGTAACGGCAAAGCACCCGGCACTGATGAAACTGTAACCGAGCAGGCCGACCTGGGTGCAGGTGTCGGCCCGGGCGAGGATTACGATCAGGTAGAGGAACCGCCGGCCGAGGACACAGACGCCACGCCGCTGCCGCCAGATCCGACTGCGAAAATGTCGCCGAAGGAAGCGGCCGACTACTGGCGCAATAAGGCTAATCATTTCGAGTCTGAGTATAAGGTTGAGCGCACCAAGCGCCAGTCCTATGACAAGCGCTACGGCGGGCTAAACGGCACCGGCAATATTCTTAGAAACAACGTCGAGCAGCAGCGTGCCGTTGACCGCTTCACTAATCTTGACGTGCCGAACAACGTCAACGATCTGGCAAGCTATACCCGCTACATCTTGAACGAGGCCGAAAAGAGCTTCGAGCACAAGATGACGGAAAAACAGTTAGATGGCCGGGTGGAGTCTACCGAAAAAACGGCACGTGAAACGCACAACGGCG